TATTAGAAGCAAACAGCATTGCAGGTTTTAGATTTTTAATGGACAAAAATTGGATGGGAATGGTATTGATGGTATTTGTAAATCCTTTATTGTGTTTACCTATGAACCACTATAACATTGAAGCTAAAACATTTAAAGAAAGATTATTTATTGCTTTGACTTTTGCTTTTGGTTTTGCAGTTGGCGTAGGAACAATAAGACCATTTTTTTTATAACCTTTAAATCAGAATAAGATGAAAATAGAAATAACACACTACGGCCACAAGGCCAGTTATGAGTTTGCTAACGAAGATGTAACGCTTGAAGATTTGCTTTATCACTTGGATAAATTGCTCAAACTAACGGGCTACACATTTGATGGGGAATTAGAAATAGTAAAAGAAGAAGAATGAGACCCGACAAAGAATACCTAGCAGCACTTGCCACGATGATAATGGTAACTGCCATAGTAATAATTTTAGTAATCAAATTAATTTTTAATATATAACAAATGGAAAACAAAGTAAACACAGGAGCTATCTTCAAAAACACGAACAAGAAAGCTGACAACCATCCGGACTACAAAGGAAAAGTAAATGTCAACGGTAAAGAAATGGAGGTTGCGTTATGGATGAAAGAAGGCAAAGCTGGCAAATTCTTTAGTGCATCATTTTCTGAGCCGTATGTTGCTCCGACTGAAGAGCGCAGACCTGTTACGGATGAGCAAGATGATTCATTACCTTTTTAGTATGTACATTGATGATGATACACTCCGAAAGCAACTGAATAGGATACTGCTTGTAAAAACACGAAACCAAATAGTCCAAGACATAAAAGCCAAAGGACTAAAGATGCATCAGTTTCAAGTAAACAATTTCCTACAAGGCAAAGACGTAACCTTATCAACCTTACACAAGATAGATAACTACGTTACAAGAGAAATTTACTCCAACAACTTAGAGCCACTTTAAAGTGGCTTTTTTAATTTATTTGTGTGATTAGAATTTAGTCTTATATTTGTTTAGAATTTAAGCAATGGATGCACTCAAAATTTTAGCAGACCACCACAAAGAATGGGTTAAGATAGTCCGTTCATTTGGAGAGCAAGACCTTGCCGAAGATGTAGTGCAGGATGTTTACCTGAGAATCGTAAAGTACAACTACGAAGAGAAGATAATCAAAGAGGGTAAACCAAACATTGCTTTGATGTGGATGATGCTTCGCAACCGAGCATTCGAAATAAACAAAACGGGCAGCGTTCAGTTTCTATCATTAGACGAAGTAAGAGGAGTTGCAGACGTTGATTGTGAATTAGAAAAACACGAAGCACTTGAAAGATTGCATATCAGGATACACGAAGAAATGGATAACTGGCATTGGTATGACTCAATGTTATTTAAAGTTTACAAGGAAGGCAACGCATCAATGAGAGACATTGCTAAAGACTCAGGCATCAGCTTAACTTCGATATTTAACACGCTAAAGAATTGCAAAGAAAGACTAAAGGAAGAAGTCGGAGAAGATTATACTGATTTTACTAACCAAGATTTTGATTTAATATAACTAAAATGGCAAAAACACGAACACCAAGAAAAGCTCAAGGATTAGGAGATACCATAGAGCAAATAACACACGCTACCGGAATCAATAAGCTGGTAAACTTCATAGCAGGAGAAGACTGCGGATGCGAAGAGCGTAAGCAGAAACTCAACGAGTGGTTTCCATACCGCAAACCTGAATGTCTAACCGAAGCGGAGTACAACTATCTTACGGAAATACGAATCAATGAAACGGAAACCTTCAGACCAAACGAAGTAACAGTAGTAAGAGAAATATACTCACGAATAATGAAGATACGTTTAGAACCATCCTCTTGCGCTTCTTGCTTCAGAGAGATTGTATTCAACCTGAGAAAGATTTACAACGCTTACGAAGTATAATATGCAAGTAGATAAAGTAAAAATCAGCGAGGTTAAGACGAACCCAAAGAACCCTAGACTAATCAAAGACGATAAGTTTAAAAAGCTCGTCAAATCTATTCAGGAGTTCCCTCAGATGCTCGAGCTGCGTCCAATAGTAGTTGATGAGAACAACATTGTACTGGGAGGCAATATGCGTTTAAAAGCGTGTAAGGAAGCAGGATTGAAAGAAGTGTATATTGTAAAGGCTGAAGGTTTAACCGAACTACAAAAAGACGAATTTATTGTAAAAGATAACGTAGGCTTTGGAGAATGGGATTGGGATATGTTAGCTAACGAATGGGATATTGAAAAGTTAGACGAATGGGGTTTAGACCTTCCTGTTATATTAGATGCAGATGAAGATTTAGAACTAAAGGATTTAAGCAGTACGATTGACAACCTTTACCGTATTGAAGTTGTTTGTAAAGATGAGGAACATCAAGAAAACACTTATAATAAACTAATTGAACAAGGATACGAATGCCGACTTTTGACATTGTAAAAGAAGTAAAGCCAACTAAAACGTTTAGGGTGGCTTCTGTTATTGGTAAGTTTGATTTACAATCTGAAAACGTAGTTGAACACTTTAAAGGAGATATTGATATTCCTAATGAATGGCAAGTAGGTTTAATTGTAGGCAAAAGCGGAACAGGAAAAACTACAATAGCCAAACAATTATTTGAAGATGCTTACGTTACATCCTATAAATACACGAAAGAAACTGTTTTAGACGATATGCCAAAAGAGTGTAGCGTAGAAGAAATTACTGCAGCTTTCAATTCAGTAGGCTTTTCAAGTCCACCGAGTTGGTTAAAACCGTATTCTGTACTGAGTAACGGACAAAAGATGCGAGTAGATTTAGCTCGTGCCATATTAGAAAAAAACGAATTATTTGTATTTGATGAGTTTACAAGCGTAGTAGATAGAAACGTAGCACAGATTGGTTCCTTTGCTATGCAGAAAGCCATTAGAAAGACGGATAAAAAATTTATAGCAGTTACTTGTCACTTTGACGTACAAGATTGGCTGCTTCCAGATTGGGTATTTAATACCGATACGATGACCTTTCAAAGTTTTGAAGGGCAAAAAAAAAATAGACCAGATATCAAATTTGAGATATTCAATTACGGAGATAAAAGCATCTGGAAAATGTTTGCTAAGCATCATTATTTAAGTCATTCACATAACAACGCTGCTAATGTATTTATAGCAACAGTAAATGATGAGATAGCAGGATTTATAAGTGTTTTTCATTTTCCTCATCCTAAAAGTAAATTTTTTAAACAAGTACATAGATTGGTGATATTACCTGATTATCAGGGAGCAGGAATAGGACTAAGATTACTTAATGAAGTTGGAGCAATATATAAACAAGAAAATTGGAGATATACTATTATTACATCAGCACCAAGTTTAATTAATGCGTTAAAAAAGTCATCAAATTGGATATGCAGAAGTTTTGGTAGAAAACCACCTCAAAATATAAATACAGGCAATCCAATTAGCACAAGAAAAACGGATAGTAGTACAAGGATTACAGCATCATTTGAATTAAAATAATTAGTAATTAATAAGATAATGCCAAACAAAGAAAATTTAATACCTGCGCAGAAAGGAGAGATAAGAAATCCAAACGGCAGACCAAAAGGCGCAAAGAACCGCAGCACAATAGCTCGTCAATGGCTTGAAGTAAATCAATCGCTAAAGAACCCATTAACAGGAGAGCAGGAAACAATGAGTCAAGAGGATTTAATGACGTTAGCGTTGATTAAAAAGGCACGTGAGGGTGATGTGGCAGCTTACAAAGCATTGATGGATTCAGGTTACGGACAACCTTTGCAGCAAATAGAACAAACAATACTAGAGCAACCTTTATTCCCTGATGTTTCAACGGACGACCTCAATAAATAAGATACTGTCTTTAAAAAAACGAATTAAGATAATTCAAGGAGGTACATCAGCAGGCAAAACCTTTGGCATACTCCCAATCTTAATAGACAAAGCAATCAGAACGGATAACTTAGAGATATCGGTAGTTGCTGAATCAATCCCACATTTACGCAGGGGTGCGCTAAAAGACTTCCTTAAAATAATGAAGTGGACAAACCGTTACATAGATGGCCAGTTCAACAAATCCTTACTCAGATACGAATTTAGAAACGGAAGCGTATTAGAGTTCTTCTCGGCAGATGATGCATCTAAGCTACGAGGTGCGAGACGTGACATCCTTTACATCAACGAGTGCAACAACGTAACTTTCGAGTCTTACAACGAGCTGGCAATCCGTACAAAGAAAGAAGTGTTTTTAGACTTCAATCCTGCAAATGAGTTTTGGGTGCATAAGGAACTAAAAGACGAACCTGACACGGACTTCATTATCTTAACCTACAAAGACAACGAGGCACTTGATGAGTCAATTGTCACACAAATTGAAAAGAATCGTGACAAAGCAGTTACAAGTTCTTACTGGGCTAATTGGTGGCGAGTCTATGGTCTTGGTGAAGTAGGTAGTCTTGAAGGAGTAGTGTTCAATAATTGGAAAGAGATTGACACAATACCAGTTGAAGCAAAGCTCATAGGAATAGGACTTGACTTTGGATACACGAATGACCCGACTGCAGCAATTGAGGTGTATAATTGGAACGGAAAACGAATAATAAACGAACTTGCTTACCGCACAGGAATGGTAAACTCCGACATCGCTAAAATACTTCCGTCAAGCGTAGTAATTTACGCTGATAGCTCAGAACCTAAATCAATCGAAGAGATAAGACGTCAAGGCAAAACAATCAAAGGAGTAACAAAAGGAGCTGACTCAATCAACTACGGAATTGATGTAATGCAACGTCAGGAGTATTTAGTTACCAAATCAAGCACGAACCTCATCAAAGAACTTCGCTCCTATTGTTGGGATACTGACAAGCAAGGGCAGCGAATGAGAAAACCTATTGACCACCTGAATCACGCTATTGATGCTTTACGTTACCACGAAATGGAAGCTCTCGGACTAAAATCAAACTATGGACAATACAACATCCGATGAGCTGCCTAAGATGATTAGAGTAGTAGAGCAGTACATTCAAGATACAACTGGTAAGAAGGTTCATATCGTATTCAATGATGTGTTCAACGTAAGAAGACATACTCAGATGTTGGCTCAGGCTTATGCCTATGTGTTACAAAAAGACGAATCAAAAGTTAAATAAATATGGAAGTACAAATCAACGTACCATCAAATCTAAACGAGATACCACTAAAGCACTATCAGGACTTCTTGAAAGTGCAGCAGAACTCTACTGACGAAGAGTTTGTAGCTCAAAAGATGATTGAGATATTCTGCGGAATCCGATTAAATGAGGTAGCTAAGATAAAGCTTACTTCCTTAAACGAGTTGATAGTTCACTTTACTCAACTATTTAATCAGACACCTAAATTCACTCCGACTTTTAAGATTGGAGATATTGAGTTTGGTTTCATTCCGGAACTCGAAGAGATAACATTCGGTGAGTATGTGGATTTAGATTCTCACTTGCAGAGTTGGGATAACTTTCATAAGGCAATGGCGGTGCTTTACCGTCCTATAAAAACACGAAAAGGAGAAAAGTACGACATCAAAGACTACGACCCTAACTTAGGCGTCCAAGAGCTTATGAAGTTCGCACCATTAGACATCTGCATTGCGGCATCGGTTTTTTTTTGGACTTTAGAAAGCGAATTACTGCAGGCTACCCTGAACTATTTGGAGAAGGAGATAACGAAGCAGAAGAACCTATCGCAGACTTTAGCGAAACAACTCAATTTAGCAAACGATGGGGATGGTATCAATCACTTTATGCAATCGCTAAAGGAGATATCACTAAGTTCGACGAAATCACCAAATCAAGACTTACTCGGTGTCTCACCTATCTCACCTTCGAGAAGCAGAAAAACGAAATTGAAAGAAGACAATTTGAAAGACAACTAAGACGATGACAGGATTCTATAAAGTATTGGAATTAATTAAATGGCATTTTGATAATGACCCGTTAGTCAACACGACTACTGAGGGTGATATCTTTGAAGTGGATTTAAACAAGCAGACTATCTTTCCGCTTGTACACTTAATGACCAACAACGTATCTTTCGAGACCAACGTAGTGCGTTACAACCTCTCGTTGATTGCTATGGACATCGTTGACATCAGCAAGAAAGCTACAACTGACGTGTATGTCGGTAACTCAAACGAGCAAGACGTACTCAACACGCAACTGGCAATCTTAAACCGCTGCTATGACCAAATGCTTCACGGCAATTTGTGGGATTTAGAGTTTGTTGTAGACGGCAATCCAACGTGTGAGCCTTTTACTGAGAGATTCGAGAACTACCTTGCCGGATGGACTATGACTTTTGACGTCTTGATTCCTAACGAAATGACAATCTGCGAGAACGACAGCAGCTCTCCGTTTTGTGTAAGCGCAACCGTTCAAAACTCCAACCTAACTTATACTGCTTCAGTTGCAAGCGGTGGCTTGTTAGTTTTACCTGATACTACTTTCAACGTACAAATAGACGGAACACAAGTAGCTACAAATACATTCGCAACTTTAAGCAATCAAACAATTAATTTAGTATGGCAATAGATATTAACATACCATCACAAGTAAAGACCTTTGCTAATTTAGCCGCATTCCCTGCTACAGGAGCGTTAAAAACAATCTACATAGCAGAGGACACAAACAAGACTTATCGTTGGACAGGCAGCGTTTACGTTGAGGTTTCAGCAGCAGGTGCAACGGGCATAACAATCGGCACAACTGCGATAACTTCAGGTACTGTTGGACGTGTGTTATTCGAGGGAACGGGGAATGTTGTTCAAGAGAGTGCAAACTTGTTTTGGGATAATACGAATGGACGTTTGGGGATTGGTACAAGTACGCCTAGTGTAAAAGCACACGTTGTTTATAATGACAATACTTTTTTAAATGGTTTGTATGTTCAAAATACTAGTGTTTTAAGTTCGTCTTATACGGGAATAGGTTTGCAAGATTCAGCGGGAACGGTAAAAGCGGGTTTTCAATTTATACCTTCTACATTTAGTTTTGCGGGATTACAAAACACAGTAATTTTTGCTAGTATTACTCAAAGTAGATTAGCCTTTATTGCCAATTCTAGTGCGGTTGGTGCTACTGCTCAAGATATTTACTTCAGTACACTTGGTAGCAATACGACTTACCAAATGCAAATCAAAGCAAATGGAAATGTTCAGATAGGAACTAACACCGATGCAGGTTTCCGCTTAGACGTTAACGGAACTGCGAGGGTGAGTGGGAACGCTCAGTTTGGAACAGGCTTTTATTGGGATAATACGAATAATAGATTAGGTGTTGGTATTAGTAGCCCACTTGCTCAATTTCATATGTCCAATACAGGCGCAGGAACAAATACAACTTTTAGAATGTCAGTCAATCCTGTTAGCGCAAATGCTATTTTATTTACAGACACGGGAGGAGCTGAACAAGGTGGAGTTTCAGGAACGGGTGCAAGTTTTAGTTTTGGAACTTATAGAACACTTCAAACTACTTTATCAGGTGGAGCTGGTGGAGTTGGACTAAGAACGGGAAATGGAGCTAATGCTCATATCAGTTTTTATTCAGGGAATGCTGACTCGAATTTATCAACCGAACGTGTGCGCTTGGTAGCCTCAACAGGCAACCTACTAATCAACACCACCACAGACGCAGGCTTTAAACTTGACGTTAACGGGACTGCGAGGGTTAGTGATAACCTACTATTGACAAATGGAATTATTGCAACAAGCACCGCAACAACAAGATTGCAAGGTTCTTTGAATTATTTTACGCATAACAGAATTGCTTCAAGTGGGTTATTTGGTTTTCAAATTTCGAGCTATGGGACTTTGGCTTCATTTTGGAGATGGAGCGATGCAACTTACGATACTGAAATTGGTGGGGCAGGTTCCCCGTTAATCGGCGGGTTAAAACTATTTACCGCAGGTACTGAAAAAATGTATATTGCTTCGGGCGGTCAAGTAGGTATAGGAACAAGCACACCAAACGCAAATGCAGCTTTAGAATTAAGCTCAACTACCCGTGGCTTCCTTCCCCCACGAATGACCACAACGCAAAAGAACGCTATTGCTTTACCCGCAGCGGGACTTCAAATATATGACACCACTTTAAATCGTCCGTGTTTTTATGACGGCACAACTTGGATAACTTTATAAATTATAAATATGACAACAACACCAACAAACGGAGTAGCTATTGAACCCGTAGTCTACCCACTTAACGAAGGTACGGCAACACGAATGACCGTATTAGTTTTGAACTTCGAAACAACTGCAACAACTTGCACCACTTACTACGAACTTTTGACCGAGGAAGGTAAGTGCTTAAAGGCAGACAACTACACGCTAACACCTGAGCAGTTCGCAGCTTGGGGATTGGACAACAACGTAGTCAACGAGTACGTAGCTGCCGCTATCGGCGTTACAATTATTTCGTAACTTAGCCAAAAAAAAGCTATGTTAACACTATCCGAAAAACAAGTAAAAGAATTAGAACAAGTAATTGCTGAAATGCCGACTAAGTTCGGTGTACTGGTTTTAAACATTTTAAACCAAAAGGCAGAAGTAGAAACTAAAGACGATGGCATACAAGAATAACGGCACGTTCAACGTACTATATAAAACCCGTAACAAGATCGCGAAGACCTTGCGCCGTATTATTGCCGAAGAAAACTTAATCGACACCGAGGCGCTTTACGATTCTATTCGTATAAACGCCAAGATTCCCGCACTGGGTGAACTAGAAATACAAATAAACGCAATGTACTATTTTGGTTATCTAAACAACGGAACTGAAAACATGCTTTCATTTGACCTATGCGCGAAGCTTACGCAACGTCTAAACGCCGAGGGAATAACCGCTGAAATTTATAGCCAGTACACAGAATGGATGGCTAAGCGTTACCCAATTCTACAAGTAGCTAGGATTCTAGGCGAAAAGAAAAGTATTATTTATACGTTTGCACCAATTGGTGGCAGCTTTGAATGGGCGTTAAAATTTAAGGGATTCGTTTAACCCCATTTCCTTACGCATAGCCAACATATTAAAGACTAAGATTAAGGGCAGTTCACCGACTGCCTTTATTTTTGTAAAATCCCCCTCGCATAGGTCGTAAATTAACGCCTCCCAGCCCCACTTGCGGGCTTTTTTGCTTTCTTCTTGCGCCTTAAGTTCGTCTTTATATTCCTCGATACTATCAAAGTCTTTAGGGTTTAGCTTTTCGTCGTCTGGTTCTTCGTCACTATTGAACAAAGCCGCGTACTTTTGCATGAAATTTTCCCTATATTTCAAGTATTCGTTTAAGATTCCGTAGACTTTTGTTATTTCTACGTCGTCAAAAAGGTCGTGCCTATCGAAAGGGCTAAAAATGTAGGGTTCAAAGTGTACATTATTCCATTGATCCAAAGTTGAACGCCGCCAAAACACGGAAACTATGTGCGAAATATGTACTAAGTAGTCGTTTTGCAAGAAGTATTCAAGGTCTATAAACTCGTCTAGGGTAAGTTTCTTGAATGGTTGTAAGGTGTAGAAGTAACCACCTAAAAATAGTTCGTTAGATAGCCCCTTTTTAGGCTCATTCAGCACCCACTTAACCGACTTAAAAAGTTCGCCTATTTCCTCTAGCGTAAGTTCTTCAATTTCGTCTGTGCTTACGTCCGCTAAAATAGCCAAAGTTTCTAGCTGAATGTTAAAGAACCCGCCCGCTTCTTTCAACGCGCGTAGTTCCTTAAACTGGTACAGCTTAACCTCATGCCAACTACTCGGTAGGTTCATTCAGGCTCTGGACTTGTTTGTTAATTGTTTCAGCTACGGCAACTAGGTAAGGGATGGCTACGTCGGCGGTCATTTCACGAATTATTTTAGACTTTAATTTGATATGCGCGTCTGTAAAGTGTTCGTGTTTTGTTAGGTCCGTTCGTTTGAACAATACCGCTAGCATTTCGGAAATATACCCTTTGTGTTTGTTGTTTAGTATCTTTTCAATTAGCTTAGTTTCTTTGGCGCTTAGTTTCCATTCGGTGTCGTATGCCTGATAAGTGTACCCGTCCGCTTCAAACTTCTTAAGTAAGATTCCCTCGGGTGTTTTTGCGGTGTTGAAAAGACGAATGTACTCCTTAAAGTCTTCAAAGTCTACGTCTTCAATTTCTTCAGGCGCACCCATGTACTTAAAAACCTCTAAGTGCTTTTCGACGTGGTCCAGTTTAGGGTTAGAGTGTATTTCTGTAATGTCTTCAAACTGTTGAATAGTCAACTCGTTTAATTCGTTTTTGATTTCTTTGTTTA